TGAGCCCTCGTCATATCTCTAGTTTCCTTACCATCAGCGGTATCCTCGACTTCCTTCGTGGTACTCAGCATACCCAGCGAGTCCAGACAGAGGAATAACGGACTCCTGTCCGCTTCATTCTGTGCAAGATACCCGTCAAGAACTTTGAGCGCCTGTGTGCGAAACTCCTGCACGGTAGTCACAGGGAAGATCACCATACGTTTCGGATCAATTCCACGATCAATCACCATGTTCTTCGTGACTGCACTTTCACTCTCAAAGTATATGACCCCTGCATTCGGGTCTTTGTCGAGAAACGACTTGACAATACCCATAAGGAAATACGTCTTACCCGTTGCACTCTCTCCCGCGAGGGCTGTGATCTTGTTTGAGGGAAGTCCACCATAAAGGGAACCACTCATCAACCCATTCAGAATGTATGAGCCAGTGTCAATGAAACTGTCAACGTCTCCTGCCTCAACTCCGTCATCCACGATAGATGCGTATTCGTTACCAACCTGTTTGATAACGTCTCTTAGAAAATCATTCATATATATCTAATCCTTCTTGTCCATAGTTTTAAATTGTTTTGCCAAATTCGTGAAACCTTCCGCATCAAGGCGCTTGCCCGAAGGGCCGGTGAAGCTCGCCGACATAGTAGCCTTTCCCGACTTATCCCTATCCACACCTAAATTCATCCCTTCAAAAGACATCTTTGTACTGATAGCATTTTTGATTAACTCTGCAACGTCAGTTGATGTGCGTATATCACCCGGATATGTCTGGTTGATTCGAACACCGTCTTCCGTTTTCCCCCTGTAGTTAGTGGTTACACTCTCAGCTCCTGTCATGGGATCGATTTCCTTTGTTATTTGCAGCCCCTGAAAGCGCGGTGTTGACTCTTTAATAAGTGCCCCATTCGCATTATAGGTAAATTCACCGGCTGATGAACTCACCACTTTAGAACCATCGGACATATTTGTTGTCCGTACTCCTGTATCATCGGTAGTTCTCGAAATTCTAAAGGGTTTTTCATATGCCTCGTCAACCATTGCGGGTTTTTCTTCTGCTAAGGCAGTGTCTTCCTGTTGCAACAAAAGAAGTGATTGATCAATCTCCCTGATCGCATCTTCTTCGTCCACTATTTCCAGTTCGTCTAAATCATCGACCATATCCAGAAGTTGTAAGTACTCGATCATTTCTTTTGGTTCTACCATTGCAATCTCCTATATTCCGTGGCACAGTAAGTAAAATGTCCCAACTATAACTATACACCCTACAACAAAGAATGTCAAGGACAAAAACGCATATTTTATTGATTTAAATGGATGCCGTATAAGGTAACATGCGAAGAACCCTATTAGCAGGATAGATAATATCAACGTCATTTCATTCAGCTTTAATTGTATTCCAACCCAGATGTGTCACGTCAACAATGACGCCTTGTGGATCACGAAATTTCATCTCATAGAAGGTATTCGATTCAGGACCAAAGGGGCGGCCCATGAGATACACTCCACCTGCTTCTTCGATCTTCTTTTCTGTATTCTCCAGATCATCCACCTGAAAACCCAAGTGATGGAGTCCCTCGAAATCCTTACCGCGTTCATCTACACCCTCGACATACCCGGACATCTCATCCGACTTGTATGAGAGGAGAGCGATGTTAATCACCCCATCAGAGAGGTAGATACCTTCGGCTAGTGCGGAGTCTGTTTCACCGACACGCTGCAAGTCGAACGCACTCTCATAAAACTGTGCGGTCTTCTCAGGGTCTTTAACGGATAGTGCGATATGTCTCAGTTTGGCCATAGTGGTGTCTCCTTTATATTATATTTAGGACAGGGAAGGTAAATCAAGAGTCGCTGAGGTTTGGGGGGGGGGTGTTTTTGATATATATCATTAGGTTCATATTGCATTTATAGACTACCAAACCCTTTCCAGTTTTGACCCCCCCTATAGTCCTGTGACATATAGAAGATGGAGAGAGGGGGAATCGAACCCCCTGTTAGGTAGTGTGAGCTACCTTGATATTGTCTCACAACAATCCTGGCTTCATCCATTCCACTGTCAGCTTCACCGAGCGATCTGATGATCGACGTGATCACGTTCAGTAGTCAGTCCAACGGGATATATATCATTCACTCAACCAGACTCCCCATAAAAGAGAGAGCGTCAGTCCACCAGCCATACTAGGCATCTACGAAAGACCATTCGGGACACTCTCTGAGTATATCTTACTATATCACACTAGAACAGCTTTGTCAACCATATTCTTAAACTTATTTAGCGCCTCTCCATAGGAAGAATTGAATACCTCATTACTAGAGAAGAATGGGCTCTTCTTCACCTCTATCTCATACCGATAGTTCCCATACGACCAGAGGTACATGGGAGTAACCTCATCAAGGCTGCTCTTGCCTGTTGCACACAATGTAGTCATACTATATCTCCCAAAACATCTTAGTGATAGGGCACCATTTAACTTCGATATCCGTACCCTTAACAGTCATCTTATCAGACGTTAGGGATAGGGTCATAACCGTGTCCCAAGCAAAGGTCTTCTTCTCTTTAGTCATCGTGTTCATCTCTTCGTTGTTTCTCATTATACCTAACTATACCATACGCAGAGGGTATTGTCAATGGCTAATCAGCATCTTTCTCAAATAATTTCTCTACTCTCTCACGCCAAGCCTTAAACTCTGTGAATCCTCTGTCAGTCATACGGGTGCCACTCTCCATGCAATATTCTGCATACATGTCACGATATTCCTGTTCATTCATTACATCATCCTCTTGATGGCCAGAGTGGTATCAAACCCACCCTCATTATACTCTTTCACAAACCTGTCAGTGAACTTCACATAGTCATCGTCACCCTTGAAGTCCTTACCAGTGATCTTCTCATACAGCACAGTCATCCAAGTGGCATCCAGCACATACATGGGGTTCTTATCAGTACCCACGTTCACAATGGGGTTAATGTCAGTGATATCAGTCATTCGTTAGTCCTTTATGTCTTATCAACCATCCTACAAGCTAACTATACCAGGCTGTCAAGGTGAAGTCAAGGCATAAATCGGCGAATTCTCAAAATAAATCTCGGTATGTGGCACTTGTCAACCCCCTAAATAACTGTTAAAGTCTCACTCTGCTCCCCTCATATTCATGTTTATTTAAGCCTTTAATGCTAATGGGTTATTATGGGTATTTATGGGTATATTCCCCACATTTCTTCCGCAAGCGCCTTGACTCCCCACTGTTTACATGATATAAATAGGGTATCATGAATACATTTTTAGAAATGCTCACAGAAGACAAAGGCGGTAAGAACCTTCACCTAGAACACATAGAGGATGAAATCCTTAACTATGGTGTGGATGGAGGGCGTGCTGCGATTAACTTTCTACAGTCATTGCGTGATATGTTGGCTGGTTCAGCGCGTAGTAGTGTCAATATGACGGTGAAATGGGATGGAGCTCCTGCTATATTTGCTGGTATTGAACCCGAAACTGGTGACTTTTTTGTTGCTAAGAAGTCTGTGTTCAATGTCAACCCCAAGTTATATAAGACAAATAAGGAGATCGATGCTGATCTGTCAGGAGAGTTGAATGCTAAGTTTAAGGTTGCATTACGAGAGTTTAGTAAGTTGGGCATCAAGGGTGTACTCCAAGGTGATCTTATGTTCACGAATGATGTGGAAACAGACACTATCGACGGTGTTTCACATTACACTTTTCAGCCTAATACTATTGTCTATGCTGTACCTGTTGATAGCGTATTAGGTAAACAAATCAAATCCGCGAAAGTCGGTATTGTCTGGCATACGACCTATTCTGGGAAAACATTACAGGGTATGAAGGCGTCATTCGGTGCGAACATAAAAGGACTGAAGAGGTCTGCATCTGTGTGGATGGATGATGCAACCTACAAGGACACATCTGGTACGTCTACCTTTACCAGTACGGAGACGGATAAAATCACTGCGACTCTTTCGCAAGTGGGTAAGACGTTTCAGAGTATCAATGCAAATGGTTTGCGTAAGTTTCTTACTGTGCAGAATGGCATGACAGGTGCAATCGCGGGTGCATCACTCAAGACCTACAATAACAGTAAGGTTCGTGCTGGTGAGAAGATTACTAACCCTGCTGCACATGCGAAAGGGTACGAGAAGTGGGTGTTTGACTCCATTCAGAAACAGATTGATAAGGCTAAGAGTGACGCTGGTAAGAAGAAATACACTGATATGCAGAAGGAATATGTGCGTGAAGTCAAAAAGCACACACGCAACCTCACTCAGATCATCACCTTTCAGAACCTATTGGTGGACGCAAAGATGCAAATTGTTAAGAAACTGGACCGCGTGAGAAGTATCGGCACCTTCATACGCACTGGTAACGGGTTCAAGGTGACCAACCCCGAAGGTTATGTTGCGATAGATCGTGTATCTGGTGGTGCTGTCAAGCTGGTTGATCGTATGGAGTTCTCATACAACAACTTCACCGCAATCAAGGCATGGGATCGATAATACCTGCCTCTGTTATCTCATCTATGTGCCTACCACAACCTATGCATACATTATCCTCATTCAGAGTGCATGTACCAATGCAGGGTGAGTCTTCCTTTATTTCTTTTGCAGTCCTATTCATCTGTCGTAGCAAACTGTACTCTGCCTGTCTCTAACTGTTCATCTATCTGATCAGCGAGTATATCTCCCATAAGTGTCATGAACTCTTCCTCATCGATGTCCTCAAATGCAAGTCCTGCATTCTCCAGTATTTCGAACTCAAAGGATAGAACTGCACGCCCATCGTCTGTTTGTGGTAGATTGATTTTAGTATAACCCCATGCAACACCCTTGTACTTACCATCTTCCATCATGATAGCCATGTGTTCGTATCCGTCTTTTGTCACAAATGAATATGTGTTTGGTTCAACTCTGTTCATTTCCATACCCTTTCCAGTACGTTATATTCGTCTATTTTCTGCTCTTCATATCTATCTGGTGTAATCTTCCACCATACTATGCCTATTGATACTCTATTACCCTCATATGGTTGCACTCTATGCGTCAATGTTGCATCAAAGTATATCAGTCGATTGGGTATTGGTTCGAATGTTGTGGTGCATTTCCAATCTGATACAGGGCCTGGACCACCTATCTCAAGGTGACCGCCACTGTCTGGTGACCTCATATAATAGATGAATGTACTCTCAGGCAGTGAATTTATGGGATATTCGTCACAATAGGATAGAATGTCGTTATGCCACACAGGGTCTACTGGGCGCACGTTATACCACGCTGTAGCGCCCAATGCGGGTTCTTTTACATAGTTATACGTTGAATGCACCATCTTTGTCAGTGCATTGGTGTCGGGGTTCGATGCAGCACCCACCCAATGTACTTTCGCATACTCAATATGAAGGTTATTCAGTGCATCCATATGGTCCTGTTCCAGATAGTCGTCAATGATTTTCATCCCCTGTAGTACCTCTCTGGCCTATTGTCAACCCATTTCTTTGGACCTTCTGTCCAGTATTGTTCGTTTACACTTGCATTCCACCATCCAGCAACAAGTGCAGTGCCTATACTGTAACCACCCTCTTCTCTCAGGTGTATATACCATTTATACCATAATGCAGTCATACTTGCCATCCTTCACCGAACTCTGTCTTGTCAAATGTGGGTGACTCGAAATCGTCCTTCTCCTCTGTCTGATTACTGTCTGCAAGTCCATTCTGTTGACTCTCATCTAGGTCCATCAGTCGCATCTTTGCACGGTCAATACCCACCACAAAGCGCTTGTTCATGGTTGGGTCATTGTATCGGTTCTTCAACTGTTTCACCGCAATCTGGTTTGCTGCCTCTAGTTCTTCGTTACTAATGAGTGCAAACATGAGATCAGCAGTAGCCGGTAGTCCAAAACTCTCACTGGTATCTTCAAGACCCACATCGGAATTCGAGAACCCAGAGCGAGTCGTCTGTGTTGCAGACATGATTGGTACATTCGTCTCGACTGCAAGTCCTCGTAGTTCTTCTGCAATCGATTTGATATACATGTACGAATTGACATTTGCTTGTCCCTTAAACCGTGATGATGAGCAGATATTCAGATAGTCAATGAAGATGATATCTGGCTTGAAACTCTTCTTGATTGCCAGTTCCTTGATCAGTCCGCGAAAGTGCGCGGAATGAGCGGATGCAGTCGGATATTCCTTGATTACCAGTTGTCCATTCGTCTCCCGAATGATCTTTTCGATCTTGCTGTCATACATCGTCTTGGGTAGGTCATGCAAATCTTCCATAGACACATTCATGAGGTTTGCATCAATGCGTTCAGCGATGCGTTCCTCAGCCATCTCTAAGGTGATATAAAGGACG